GAGTGACTGTCCTGATGCTTTCTTTTCTATTATACATATGTCTGGTCTGAACTCATCATAGAGTTCTTGTGCCACTCTACGAAGATCAGGATACTCCAATCGTTCTCTATGATTACCTAAGAGTATGAGACTAGGGGCCCAGTATTCTCTACCTTTATGATCTTCTACCTGTGCTTCAAAGACACCCCATGTTTGTATTACACTATAATCTGCAGTAGATCTTGTGGAGAAAGCTGTGTCATATGTCTGTATTATCTTATCACAGACGGGTGCATCTTCTTCATCCCATCTCTGTAACCATGAAGACTTAATGGAACCACCTTCATCTGGTGTAGGGTTCTGCATATATAATGCATTCCA